AATATTTGTTCGCTTACAGTTACCGCAATCTACTTCGTTGGGTTTTATTTTCTTTCGGGGGCGATACCAAAGACGACTACAGGCCGTCGAACATAAAACATCGCTGTATATTAGAACTGGATAATGTATTTTCTTCTTCATTATTTTTCTTTCAGGGCTTGCCCGGAGGCCTATACTCCAATTCGTTTTTAAGCAGATGTAAAAGTACAGCCGCCGGCTTCCGAGCTGCACTTGCCTCTCTGGCGTAGTCCAGGACCCTGTCGAAGATTTCCCCATTGAAACGGCCGTTCGAACAGCCGGCCATAAGCCAGTTTGTGATATTGCGAAAGCAGGTGCGGTCGGATTGATTGCGTGGTTTTATAATGCTGATTAGAGCTTCGTTAAAGGTAAGTTTCCGAAGCGTATTCGTAGCCGCAGAAGGCTTTCTTTTCGTATTCGTATTCGTAATATTCTCTTTTACGTTTACGTTTACGTTTACGTTACCTTTAGCTATAGCTTTGCTATGCGTTTGCCATCGTGTTTCTGCCCCTTTAAGTCCTGCTCTGCTACGGACTTGCATCAATACTCGTGCGCGGTGCAACTCTTTACTCACTCTTTTGTGAAAAAGTTTTGAACTTTTTATTGCAAATTTCTTTCCAATTCTGCGCCAAACTTTATCAAATTCCAAATCGGTCAAATTACACAGTGCGGCCAGCTCATATTTATCGAAAATGCAACGTCCGTGCATCTTATAAAGGTGGAAAATTATGGTGGCATAACAGCCCCGCTCCTCGGCGGTCATTCCCATAAAATCTGCCAGAAATGCCTCCGCTTCGAGCTGAACATATTTAGGTTGTTTTGCCATATTGCCTCCCTGCTATTATTCAAACTCCAGAGCAAGCTGCCCGGCTCGCTGCTGTTGGACTGAGTGATAAATTGGAAAATAATCATATATATCCAATTTTTGAAATAACATTTGTCTATTTGTCCAATTTGCTAAATAATTATACTTCTTTTGGCCTCTAACGCTTTTGTCTCTCATTAAATAGGGTCGCTGACCTAAGCGTTTTAATATCAATAATCGCTCAAGAGCATTTTCCCATTCGTCACAATATACATACCAAAAGCACGAACCATTTAATAATTCGCAAGTTTTATAAACGCTTTTAATATAAGACAAATTGTCAAAAGCAAATCTTACAGTTGTGAAACGTTTTCGTTTTTTGTTTATTAAATCAGCTATATTTTTTGTTACTAATCTGCAATCCAAACCTTGATTGAAGTCAACGTGAATTTGGTTTGTCTCGCAAAACCCCAACACTTCAATAAACTTATTCGGCATTGCAAGTATGTTATTATCCAGCAATACTAAATCGCCCTGTCCTCGCCATACATCTGCGACTTTGCGATATTCATAGATTTTGCCTTCCATTTCAGGCACAAAACAGAACTCGCATTTTCGGATACATCCCCTTGTTGTATATCCTATTGAATAATCACAATCAGGATATATCGAATAGTCGGGCTTTATATCATCTATTTCTTGAGGCAATTTCTTTGTTTTTTCATATCCACTGCCACCAATAATCATATTTGGCTTTGGTTCAAAATCACTATCTGTAAATACTTTACTGGCATATACTTTGTCGTAATGTTCCAAAGGAAGATACCATTTAACAATATCGCCTTGAGCTTTGTGATATGCGCTTATCTTCATCAATGCTAAGTTTGGGATAACAGAATCAACATTGTAAAGTCCGATTATCATTCAAACTCCAGAGCCATCTGTCCGGCTCGCTGCTCTTTAACTGGTACTCCTGTATCGACAGCCTCTAATCGCTGACGGGCTATCTCGCAATAATCGCTTGAAATGTCTATGCCGATATATCTGCGGCCTAACATCTTGGCGGCTACACAAGTAGTGCCAGAACCACAGAAAGGGTCGAGAACGAGTTCATTTGGTCTTGAACTTGCATTTATCAAATATGTCATTAAATATAACGGTTTTTGGGTTGGGTGTATTTGCCGTCTTTCAGTTGGTGCTCGCCAAACTGCGCCATCACATATATGGGTAAAAGTAGCTCTTGGTTTTTTTGCAAATATGCAGTTCTCTATATTTGATAACCATAAATATTGGCCATTTATTGGAGACGGGTTTGTTTTTTCCCAGATACATTGTCTTGTACTTAAACCGAAAGAAACAAATTCCCGCCGCCAAAAAGAAACTTGCTCTGTGCCACACCATACATAAATTGACCCACGACATAATTTATCAAGAATTTTTGCAACAATAGGAATATCTACCTCAAGACTATCTGCAATTCCTTTATCAAAAGACCGCAAGCCTGAATTTGGCCTATTGACTTCATTATACGGCGGGTCAGTCAGCACTAAGTCCACACACGAATCTGGAAATTCTTTAAGTATATCCAAGCAGTCGCCGCATATAATTGTGTTTACGAATTTATTGATTTCAATTTTTGCCATATCATTAACAATTTATCATCATGTAGCTCCTTTGCTTTCTGTTTTTCCTGCTCAGTTAATTCCTCAGTCATCATCTTCTCAGTCGGCATCCGTGCCTCTCAATAATTATATGACATACTCGTTAAGGCTTGACAAGATGTACAATAATGACCAGTAACTTCACCTACAAATACTTCATCTGGATAATCATCCAGTTTTTCTTCGCCACTCTTAAAAGCCTCGTCATCAACATCCCAATCGCCCGGTGACAACACGAGCATCAACTTTGTATTGCAAAGACTACAGTACAAATACCCGTTTTCTTTTTCTATTTCAGGCGTTATGATAATAGTGAATGCGTAGGTCATTATTTTCTCCTTATTCTCTGGCATCCTTGCCTCTTATCTTATGCCCATCTTGTTAAAAATCGGGTTACAGTAAACTATCCGAGCTACATATTTCAGGGCATTGCCCCTCAATATAGATTGACGACCTGTTCTGCAGGACGGAAGTACCAAGACCATCGTTACCAGCGGAAAGTCAGCAGCCATTAGCTTAAATCTTCTTATATCGGTCTGTCTCAAAGACGTTTTTACTTCGTGGAATACCTTTTGTTTCAATCCGAACTCAAGAGTTTCCCGCACTTCAAAATCAGGAGTATATTGGCGTTTTGTCCGATGTCTCTCGGTAAATTCAAAGGTGGTAGTCTCGTAGTCCCAAAAATCAATAGCCTCTAATTCCAAAAGCCTTTGAAGGTACTGCGCCCATCGGTATTCTATCAGGCTCTTAAACTTGAACTCTCTCCCATCAATAAAGACGTGCTGTGGTTTGTTTCGCCATTCATAATGTATAACTGCCATTTGCTTCCTTGCTTATAAAAAGGCGGTGGCTATTTGCCGCAATTACGATGTAAATCGTCAATAGGTTTTTCATCTAAGCAAATCGGGCAAATATCTGTTTGCAATCCTTGATTTGATAGATTCAAATAGCCACAAGCTCGTAACCTATTTCCTAAGTCAGCAAGCAAATCTCTTGCCGCCAAATTGTCTTCACCGAAAATGTAATACCAACAAAACACTTTCTCTGCGGCTTCAAGGGCTTTTATTCTTCTGTCTATTTCATCCATTTTCTTATCCTTTCTATAAAGTAAGGCGGTGCTCCCTGCACACACAGGGCGATATTTTGACCAGTTTCCTTTTGCACCGCCTTATGTTTCCTCTAATAAATCTGGTATGTTTGTCGTTTTATAAGTCATTGCTCCTTTCCTAAGCAATTCAAGTGCTTGCTCGTAACCAGCATTACTTTTTTGGGCGACTAAGTGCATCAGAAATTCGGCTGACATCATCAGCATCTTAAATTCTTTATCCTCTCCGCTTATAAAGATTCTGACTTCGCCTCTCTCATCAGATGGAGAATCATAAACTTTGAGATGTATTTCACCGAGTTGCTTTAAGTTATCTTCCATAGTTCCTTTCAATAAAACGGCTTGGGGTCAGGGATTCTCCTTAACCCCTTACCGTTCGGAGGAGGGTGATGAAAAGCTAACAACCGTGCTGCTTTATGATTTCGTCTGAATACTTTACGCCGATTTTCTTGGCCATTGCCTTGGCGCCACGGCTAGCATTTCCTTTGCGTTCATAGTAAATTCTGCCACGCATACGCTCTTTCTTGGCTTCGTAAATTCCATACCACCATAGGTAACCACTACAACTTTCTCCTACTTTTACTCTTACCATTTGATTCCTTTCTTTACTAAAAGGGTATATCATCATCAGATACTTGCCTTGCCTGTTGTTGGGTATCCTGATTAGATTTACCACCTATAAACTGGAAACTTTGAACAGCGACCTTGTGCTTGCTCCGCTTCGTTCCGTCCTGAGCTTCCCACTGGTCGAGGGTTAGCCGACCTTCAACGAATAGCGGGTCGCCCTTGCCCAGATATTGATTGATGTTTTCGCCTGTTTTGCCGAAGGCGACACAATCGACAAAACATACTTCATTGCGTTCTTGTCCATCTTTGCTATTCCACTTTCGATTCACGGCCAACCCAAACTCGACTACCGCAGTCTGGTTTGGCGTGTACGAAAGCTGTGGGTCTCTGGTCAGATTGCCGCCCAAGAATATCTTGTTGAAGTTCATTCTATGCTCCTTAAAAATTTCGTAGGTCGGGGTCTGGTGGGCCTATGTTCCAGCCCTTTTCCATTGATTTTGAGATTATTTCCTCAATAAACAATGACATATTTTTCTTACCAACACCTTTTGTTGTCAGTCGGCCAATTGTTACCCTGGTAACTTCGTCACCGAGTTTCAATTCAAAATCTACGCCTTCCTTTTTCAGATAAGCTAATCCATTACATTTGGACTTGACTTCCAAATCCCACCAAGCCTCTGTTTCACCGTTCTCATCGTGTTTTACCAAGTCCCGCAAACATACGCCTTTGTACCATCGCCTCTGGCGGCCGGTAATATATTCAAGCGGTGATAGAGTCTTTAACGCTCCTTTGGGCTCTAACTCTGCCAGTATCTCTTTAAGCGGCTTCTTAAAGGTCGGCTCGCCGTCAACTATTGTCTTTACTTCGTGCGTTGGCATTAGTAGTTGATAGAAATATGCGGGATTCTATTCTCCTTTGCTGCAATTAAAAATACCGCAATACAATGTGGACACATTGATTCTTCTGTCAAAGCAAACTCTATTTCATCTTCGATTTGTTTGCGATGTTTTTTGTTTGCAATGCGTTTTTTCTCGGCGGCTTCTTCGGACTCCTTACGCCTAATTTCAGCAAGCTCTTTGGCTTCCGCTTCGGCCTTAGCTTTTTGTTCTGCTTCGATTCTGGCTTCCTCTGCGGCTTGCACTGCAATTAGTTTTTCTCTTTCGATACGCTCGACTTTAGCTTTTTCAGCAATGAGTTTTTCTTCCTCTGCCCGCACAGCCGCTTCCCTGGCTTCAAGGTCTGCTACTCTCTTGGCCTCTGCCTCGATGATTTTCTGGTTCTCGGCATCAATTATAGCCTGCTTTTCAGCCTTAATAGCATCGAGGGGCTTTTGGTGGTAGTCAATCATCCCATCGACTTCGCTATTGTAGAAGTTTTTCTTAGCGTCCAATTTTCTGCCAAATGCAAGGGCTTCGGCCTTAGCGTCTTTGTGAATGCCGCTAACTACAGTTTTGACTTTGCGAAGTTGGGCTATATGGCTCCGGGCTTGTTTTTCGCCCTCTGGTTCAGCATAATCAAATACTAACTTTTCATTTTCGACCTTGTACTTGGCTATAATCGCCGCTACTTCGTCAAACACTACTAAATCGTTCATTATTCTGCTCCTTTCTGGGGTTATGCCGCTTCTGGTTTTATTTCGACCATCACTTCCTCTGGTTTGATTGTGGCGAGAATCTTCGCTATGCTATTCTTTCGGGTCGGGAGTTTCTTGAAGTGCTTGATTATCGCTTCGGTAAACTTTTCTTTGCTGTACTCAAAGTGTTCAAGGCACTCATCTTTCTGCTCGGTCGTGAAGTTGAAAAATGCCTGCTCGACTATTGCTTTGGATGTGTCTTGTGGTGTTATCTTCGCAGGGGTTGGCTTTTTCGCCCCTGCATTGCCGTCATCATCTTGGTCTTGGGTTGCAAGTCCTGTCAGGGCCAAGACTGTGTATCTTTGCAGATATGTTACGGTGCTGCCGATGGCCTGTATTGCGTTCTTGCTGCCAGTCATATCAGGTGGAGCGGCCAAACTGGTTTCTTCGCTGTGTCCCATGATGTGAGTAATCTTGCATGTTACTTTGATTAAGGAATCTGCCTGACTTGTTATCCACGATGCTGAAAGGCCATGCTCACTAAGCGCCTTGTTTATGCAAGTGGTAACATTGTAAAGTGTAGCATGATTGTAATCAGTAACTCCCTTTGAGGTCTGGTATTTCACATTCCTATCTTTGAGGATTTCAGGCGGGTTTTCCTTGAAGGCCGACATTGCTTGTACATAAGCCTTTTTTGCCTGGATAGCCTCCCAGCGCTCTTGAACATCCAGCAGTTCTTTTAGTTTTGCCACATCCATATTGCCATCAGCTTGACACAATGCCGCTGCTGCCATAAGTGGAGATTCGCTTTTTTGTATCTCGTTCATAATCTTCCCTTTCAGAATTTACCGTCATCTATCTTGCCTATCATTTCCTTTAGCTCTTTAACGAATTGAGTCACTTGTAATAATAGCGTTGTTATATATTCTTCATCCCGGGCCACCCGGACACAAAACATAGGATGTGATGTTACTCTGGGGTCAAAGCTCACAAAGTCGCACCATTTCCGGTCTGTTACCCAGAGCAAACCCTGAACCTGCGGGATGTATGTTGTTGGCATTTTACCACTCAAAATGTTTTCGATGTGAGTCGAAGATAACGGGCATTTAATCTCAATCAAACCTTCTTTGCCAGGCATCCCATCAGGACTACCACCAACCCATTCGTCCCTCGTTACAAAGCCGACCTGCTCGATAGTACAGTCATTGGCCTGCTCATAAAACCGCCGAGCCGCCTGCTCTGTTTCAGTACCATACTCCATTATTTCATTGCCGTAGGATTCCTCACGTAACCCCGTCAGTCTCTCTGCGGTAAGTTTCCTCATATAAAGTAGTCTGCCAGTCTTTTTATTCAAAACCTTGTGGAAGTTGCTGGCTGTTACATAACCGAGCCGAGCCTCAAACCATTCTTCACTTCCTTGGATACAGTCTATAATCTTCATTCTGAATTGACCTTCATTGCTTCGTTGTATTCCTCGATTGTGGATACTTCACCGCCACAAGTCGGACAGGATTTACGTTTACAATCGGGACATTCGTTTGGTTGTGCAACAGTTCTACCACTCGATAGACAGATGTATTCTTCTTCGCTCATAATGAATACCTCGCAACCCACTTTCTTTCACCGACTTTAATCGGTTCGCTTTTTACAGGCACTCCGTTTTTCTTCATATCATAGACCCGTGCGCCTAATCGCAAGCAACCGAATCTTTCAAGGGCTTCTAATGGCGTTAAGGTCTGACCTGATTTAAGACATTTTAGAATCCGTTCATATTGAGTCATTATTGTTTCTCCGCTTCCTTGATGGCTTCGCACATAGTATCTATCGCCAACTTTGGCTGTCCATACCAATACTCTTCTGTTTGATATTGATTTAGCATTGCTACTAATTTCTTATGTAACTCGTGGCTGTTGATGGCTTGGACGATGTAATCGGCTTCCTCTTTGGTCAAAAATGCTGCTAATGCTCGTTTGCCTTCAACAACCTGAACTTGGTATTTAACGCCTGCTTCGGTCGCGTGCGTTACTGTTTTTTTTACTGGTAGTTCAAATGGAGGAGATTTAGACATTGTTTAACCTCGCAAACTTTCCAAAGCATTCTTTCGCTTTTCTGTTGTAAGCAAGCACCGCTTCTATTTCTGTATTAAAACGACCTATATGTGTTTGTTTTCCATCAACACATATTTGAGCTACCCATTTACCCCTGCGTCTTTTGGGATTATAATTATTCCAATGAACACCTTTGTATTTCGATTTTCTATCTTTGTGACCCGCCGAATTTCTCAGATTTTCTTTGCATGTTGCTTGGCGAAGATTTTTTCGGCGATTATCCCAACCATTCATATTTATATGGTCAATAATGTATCCTTTAGGCAAAGGCATAATCAATTGGTGCATATCTATCGTTCGTCCCCTGCCAATATTATGACTTGCATATATAGTGTTTCTATGGGGTCGTGCGTGCCATTTCCATTGGCACAATGCTTCGTAATCTTCATCATCTACGATAGCATAATAACCTTGAGTTAGTGGTATTCGTTTCATATTATTCTCCTTTAATAGAGCGTATTGCGCAATAATCACAATACGCCTTCTCTGTTCCCGCTCCCCACTTGTAGTCGATAGGACCGTCGTACAGACCTTGAGCCTTGAGCCGTCTCTGGGCTTCGCCGATGTTCTGGACGTAGTTCGGGTCTGGGATTCGGATAATCTTGACCTTATCTGAATTGCGATTGAAATACGCAAACGAGATTAGAATTGTGAAGATTAGCAATATGATTAAGCCGCTTCTGCATAAATTATCCATTGTCTTTTTCCTCGATTAGCTCAATGTCTTGTAATTCCCATAAACCCACACACTCTGGGGTATTAGGTGTATGGTATAAAACCCAATTAAGCGTTTCGTCTCTCCAACCAACTTTGCCCGTTATTCGACAAAGAGGATTAAAAACAAGAGCTTTAATCTCATCCCCCTCAAACACATCCTTGCCGTTCTTGTCTTTGGTGACGAATTGTTCAAGGTCAAACTTGCATTCATCGGTATAAGATTTTTCGATAGTCCAACCTGCTTTTAGACGAGCTTCTTGTATTTCTTTGCTCAAGTTTTGGACATTTCCATCCCAACTTATACTAAAACCTTTATACCAATACCGTTTACATAGCCTGTCCCATACTCTGAATTTTATCTCTCTCATCTGTTTCTCCACATTCTCATCCAGTTATGAAAATCTCTCCAATTACCTGTTCGGACGGCTTTGGCGCAAGCCTTCTCAAGCTCGGTCTGCTTTGGTTTTTCTTTGGGTTCGGTCATTGGTTAGGCTTTATTTGTTCTTGGCTCTATCATCTTTTCCAGTTTGCTAAATTTCTGGATAAATTCCTGTATTTGATTGCTTTCGACAATAAATGTAGTGTCAGAATATTTTGTGGAAATACTTATTTCGCCAATGCTATTAAGGTCTAATGTAACGTCTCCAATAATCTCTCCTTGGACTGGTATGGGAGTATTGGGAGTATTTTGTAATCTCTCCACCCAATCTAACAATATCCCGCTTCCTAACATAACTGGCTTGTCGTCAACATATCTCAATATTTCATCGGCGATTTTCTTTGCTTCATTTTCCATATCAATTTCCTTTCAAAATTTGGCCTTCTCAAGCTCGGTCGGTTTGGGTTTTTCTTTGGGTTCGGTTGACATTTCATTCTCCGCTTACAACACAAAGTCAAGTTCGATTTTTATTGCCTTGCTTTCGGTACACATCATCAATTTACCTTCGATTTCTTTGCACCATCGCCAGCAAGAATCGGGAAAATCACAGCGCTCTTTCCAACCATATTTCGTTAGCCATTTCGTTCTTTTTTCCTTCAAATCAATTTCCATAATCCGAATCGGCTCGTAACTTTGTTCTTTTTTTGTCATTTCATTCTCCTAAAAAAGCGGCGGGCTTCCCTGCCCCATTCATCCCTTCTGTTTCTTTCTTTTATACCTACCCTTGGCATACTGTCGCCGCCTATACCCGTACTACTAATCCTTGAGTTTCTTGATTTCTTTACACAAAAACAAAACCTTCTTTATGTAAACACGCATTTGCCAGATTTTTAAGCTATGTGCGAAGGCTTTGCCTGGCCGACCTCGGTATGTTTCTAAAGTAATTTCTGCTTCGTGTTTTATTTTGTCAACGTCAAACTTAGCCATCATTTCTCCTTACTTTGTCCATTTGGCTTGGTCGCCCGGCCTTGAAGCATTGTGGATGTCCTGACGCATACCATCCAAGGTGTTGCTGATGCAGCCAGAGGCAAAGATGCTTATGAGTACCAAAATGCTGACCGCAATTAACATTGACCTGACAGTGGTTATTTGTCGCTGATACATTTCCTCCTCCAAACCTTCAATGGCCTTCTGAAACGATGCCCTGTCCTCATCGTCA